CAGCGATCCCGTCACCGGGTGAAGCGCTACTTCGCACACCCGTCCATTCGCTACGCCGCATGAAAAGCTTCAGATACAAGGACGCCGGGTTAATAAATGACGGCCATGCCGGTGGCATAGCTCGGCAGGCAGTGGCGGAAGATGTCGACGGCGGTCCAGTTCTCGGCGAGCACTTCGACCTCGAATACGGTGCCGTCGTCGGTGTCGCTGCCGTCGGCGGGAAGATCGACGCTGCGGAAAAAGTCCGCGAGGCTGCCGCGGGTGTCGGCGTTCACCTCGCCTGCGGCAGTCCGCGGACCCCTCCCAAGCGTCAGCGCCTCCGCGACGGCCGCGAGTTTTTTGCGGCCACCCCGGCGATCACCTCGAAGTACTGGTCGACGATCTGGGCGGTCACTTCGAGGCTCTCGCGCACCGCGCCGACCGCAGCAGTCGGGCTGATGGCGGTGCCGTCGTCGTCCTCCAGGCCTTCGATGCCGACCACGATCAGGTCGTAGATCAGCCGGTTGTCGTCGTGGCTGTCCTTCAGGGCCTCGAACTCGGCCCGGGGCAGGCGCTTGAACTGCACGACCAGCTCGGCACGCGCAGGCTTTTCCGCATCGTTGGTGCTGACCTGGATCGCGCAGCGGTGCTTGAACAGGTCGGTCTTGATCAGGTTGAGTTTCATTGGGAGGTAACTCGAACGGGTGCAAGGGCGCGCCGGCGAGGGCCAGCGCGGACGATCAGGTCAGGGCGAGGGTGAACTCGTCGTTGCCGGCCGAGGGGATGCAACGGCCCTTGACCTCGAAGCCGTAGTCCTTCTCGAGGTCGATCTCGCTGATCGACTCGATCTGGCCGTAGCCGATGGTCAGCACCGCCTTCTTGGTGGCGCCGCCATCGACCGTGCCCACAATCGGGACCAGGGTGTGGTTGCGCCACAACTGGTGCAGGTCGAGCGTGGCCTTGGTCGGCTTGTAGAAGCGGGCGGTGAAGCTCGGCTTGCGGTCCTGGATGCGCGCCACGCGCGCCTCCGAGTGCTCCTTCACCTGCATTTCGGTGCCGAAGTCCAGTGACAGCTCCACGCCTTCGACGGCCGAACCGTTGATGGTGAGGATCATGGTCTCGGTGGTGATCGCCGGCGGCGCCCGGAACGCGCTGAGGTCGAAGTCGGTTGGCAGGGCCGTGTCGAGCACGTCGGTGCAGTTGCCCTCGATGCGCATGCGTGCCTTGAAGAAGTCGCCGATCTTCATCGCCATCTGCGAGATCTGGGCGCGCGAGCCCAGCAGCTTCTTGAGCGTGCCGGCGTGCCAGAAGTAGGCCGAGGCGCTCGGGATGGCCGAGCTGATCGGGTTGTAGGTCGCCGAGGTCGACGCGACCAAGGTCTCGGCCATGCCGCCGATCCGCAGCAGCGGGGCGATCGGCGCGGTCAGGCCGGCGGTGGCAGCGCCGAGCACCTCGAAGTCGCCCTCGATGTAGCCGCGGAACAGGCCGTTCACGAACGGATCGGCGCCGAAGAAGGGGCGGTCGATCGGCCGTTCGATCTTCTCGCTCTCGACGCCGCTGCTGCCATTCATCAACAGGAAGGCGTTGAGCGCGGAGGTCGGCACCGCGTCGACGTTCTCGGTGGTCTCGATTTTCAGCGCCAGACCGCGGCGCTCGAAGGATTCCAGAGACATGGTGAACTACTCCTTGGTAGTCGTTTGGGAGGGTTCGTGGCGGCGGGACGGCTTGTGCGCCTTGGGGGCGGCGCGGGCGCTCTTGCCCGGGTCGGGTGCGGTCGGCGCTTCGCGCTCGACCAGTTCGCCGTCGATGAACTCGTACGAGCCGCCGCGGCTGGGGAGAGGATGGTTCATGCGTTCACCTGGATGCGGTAACGGGTGCGGTAGATCTCCTGCACCACCAGCGTGCCGGCGTTGAAGCGACGGTCGTTGCTTGCCTGCAGGCTGAGGGGCCGGTACACGAGCGCGTCGGGCGACCAGTTGATGAGCGCCGCGCGGATCTCGGCGAGAAAGGCATCCATCGCTGCGCGTGCGCCACTGCCGGCACGTTGGTCGCGGAAGTTGCGGCAGAACACCACCAGGCTGACCGCGACATCGACCTGCTGCACCAACGTGCCGCCGCTGGCACCGCCCGGCTCTGCGCCGCGCTCGCTGGCGACCAGGTAGGCCGCGCGGTCGCGCGCCGGTTGCTGGGCCAAGGCGGTGTCCAAGTCCGCGCTGTTGCCGAACTCGGCGCTGGGAATGGCGGCCGCCAAGTGGGCCAGGAGCAGCGCCACGGGGAAGGGACCCAGGCTCACGGCAGGACCCCCCGCCCGAAGACCTTGGTGCCCGGTTCGATCTGGATCTCGCCGGGTGCGCTGGCGCCCGTCGCCGGATCGTCCAACCCGAGGCTGAACTTGCCCGCGGCGACCTGCTCCAGGAACTTGATCGCGTCGCGGTAGTCGCGGGCGATCGGGTCGCTGCGCTCATCGACGCTGCGGTTGCCGTGCAGCTGGTAGCGCACGATGGCGCGCGCCCAGGTGCCCAGCAGCGACGGCGTCGATGCCAGCGGCAGCGTGTAGCGGCGCGCCAGGTAGCCGTCGATGATGCCGTCGGCTTCGCCCATGCTCTGCTCGATGCGGGCCTTGGCCTGGTCGGCCAGGGCGATCTCCGGCGCCGTCCAGGCACTGCGATCGGCGCCGCGCAGCGTGGCCTCCATCAGGTCCGCCGCCACGACCGCCTGGTGCGCGTCGCTGGCCACCTGGGCCAGCTCCTGGGCACCGGGGCGCTCAGCGAGGCTGGCGAGCGTGAGGTAGGCCATCGCCGGTCAGTCCGCTGGGGTGTCGCTCGGCTTGTCGCCGGGCTTCTTCGAGGGCTTTTTCTCCTCGTCCGGCAGTTCGGTCACCGACAGCAGCGGCTCGGCCTGGATGGCTGCCAGCTGGCCGTCGACCAGCTTCCGGGTGTCGAGGGTGATGCCGGCGCGGGTGAAAGCGATGCCTGCGCGGCGGAAGCCTTCGCGCGCGGAACGAACGAGAATCTTGGACATGCGGGTCTCCGTAAGGTGTTGCCGACCCGGCGAACCGGGCCGGTATCTGGGGCGGCCTACTAGGAGGCCTTCATGCACACCTGGCGGTTACGCCACGCGCGGATCCACCACGACTTCGACGATGCCCTTCAGGACGTTGTCGGCGCCATTGGCCAGCGTGGTGGCGTTGACCAACTTGCGGGCAGCCCATTCCAGGCTCGGCGGGACCACCAGGGTCGTCGGCCGGACGCCGAGGGTGCGGCCGTTGTCGCCCTTGCGCTCGGTCATCGCGGTCAGGGCCGCGATCAGGTTGGTCTCGTCGAGCGTCTTGCGGCTGCCGTAGGCCTGTTGCCAGAAGCCGTAGCCGACGTTGCAGCGGTTGTCGACGCCGTAGACGTACTCGTTGCGCATGAAGACGTTCTCGTCGGTCTCGTTGTTGAGCGCGACCAGGTTCGGCTTCTTGCGGTCCTGGAAGATGATCGGCTTCAGGGCGCGGCTGCAGTCGAGCAGGTACCAGGGCGTGCCGCTGCCGCTGTTGTTGTCCCAGTTCGACTGGCTCTGGGTGGCGCCGTTCTCGTCGATGACCGGATGGTCGGTGTCGAAGAAGTACTGGCCGTCGTAGCACACGGTCGAGGGCCCGGCCTTGAGCAGGGCGAACACCAACTCGTCGGGATGCTCGGCGGCCGACTGGCCCATGTCCTGCACCATCGGCGCATAGATCCCGTACTGGTCGTCCTCGATGGCCGTGCGCGGCACGCCGACGCTGAGCTCGAAGCTCTTGTTGCGGATGGTGTAGCCGTGGGTCGCCATGCCGTTGATGACGCGGTCGCCCAGCCACTCGCGCATCTTCGGGAACTTGCCCAGCCAGCCGTATTCCTCGGCGCTGGTGGACGAAGGCACGATCGTGGCGATCTTCTGGTACTGCGACTTGGCTGCGCCCAAGCCGGCGGCGAACGCCGCCTTGAAGGCGACGAACAGGCTCTTGAGACTGTTGGAAGTGATGATCATGGACCGCTCCTTGTGCGGGTCAGGTCAGAGGGGGAATCAGATCTCGACCCAGACGCCCTTGGCGTCCACGTCACGGACCACGCCGGCCGCCGGGCGGGCGCCGGCGTTGTTCGTCTTGGCGACGGTTTCGTCGTCGACCACGTAGCAGGTGTCGCCGATCTCGGCGCGGGTGATCTCGTCGGCCGCGGCGCTGTTTTTGAAGCAGAACACGCCGCGGAGGGACTCGACGCGCAGGTCGCCGGCAGCGCCGGCGCTGTTGTCGACCTTCTCGACGGCCACGCCGCGCGGCACGTTGGCGGCCGTGGCCGAGGCAGGCACGGCATTGCCGGCGGAATTGAGCTGGACCAGGGCACCGGCGTAGATGACGGTGGTGGCGGCCACGGGGTCGCTGAAACGCTTCCCGTCGCGGCTGATGAGGGTGTTGCGGTCTTTCGAGAGGGCCATAACGGGCTCCTGAAGCGGGGGATGAATCGGTCAGCGGATCAGGCGGTCTGGCGGGCCGCCACGAAATCCTTCGGGTCGAGGCCGCAGGCGGTGCAGACCGCCAGGTCTTCGGCGCTCAGGCCGTGCTCGTTGTCGGCGGCGGGATTGCGACCGCCCGTCTGCGAGCCGCCGAGCGCGGCGATGGCCGGCGCGCAGTCGAGGTAGGCCTTGAGCGAGGCCAGATCGGCCTTGCCCAGGGTGCGGGCCCACTCTTCCTGGGCGGGAAGCAGCTTCCCGGCGGCGAACGCCGGCTTGACCAGGTCGTCGACCTCGCGGGCACGCTGGGAGGCGGTCAGCGCGGCCAGCTGCGTCTGCATGTCCTGGACGGCGGCGATCGGCACGTACTTGGCCGGGTCGACCGCGCGTGCCTTGAGCGCGCCGCAGGCAGCGACGATCTCCTCGGCGCCTTTGTCGTCGGCCAGGCCCAGCTCCTTGCGCACGGCGGCCAGCGGATCGGGCGTGTCCTTGAGCTTGCCGAGCGCGGCGATGGCGTCGGCCTCGACGTCGGCCTCGGCACGGTTGTCGAAGGCGATGGCCAGGGCGGCGCAGACAGCGAGCAGGAGCTTGTTCTTCATGACGGGGTCCTCGGTGTGCAGGGCGAAGCGGGCCGCGGCGCGCAGCGCGAAGGGCTGCATGCCGTCGATGGCGGGGTTGTTGGTGAGGGCGCCCATCAGGATTTCCTCGATGGCGCTGGTGTCGGTGTCGAAGCG